AAAAGGATGGAACGGTGCATCTGACCATCATTCCGGGTAAGGTAAAGACCATCAAACTTTGACGGATATTGAATTGTTTGGGTATGGAGTGGGTAAATTTCAGTATATCACGGGTGTTTGATGAGGAGAGCAATTAGTGTAAAATAGTTTTTACGCCTTGATGTTATAATCTTTACATAAAAGAAAACAATTCTACCGTTGAAGCTCTTACGTGGGATACCGCTTTCAAGAACATAAACGAACCAAGCGGATGGGCCATGAAAGGGATACATGAAGAAGCCTACCAATAAATCCGGCATCAATTGACATAACAAAATCGGATAACTGAAAAATTATCCGCTTTTAGTTTCTTTATTTCGAAAGAAAGATATATATTTGCAACGCTTTTTCAGAAAAGCACCCGATATTGCAGAAAAAACAGTTGCCGAAATGGCTCAGTTGGTAGAGCAATTCATTCGTAATGAATAGGTCCCGGGTTCGAGTCCCGGTTTCGGCTCAAGGGGGGTCAAAATGCTCCCTTTTTTTATTTTACGCCAATAGGCTATAAATCAATATATTACAAACCTAATCGACTGATCTTCAACGTGTTTAAGTAATCTTACTGATGATTACTTCCGTTACTGTGCATTACTTATCATTACACTGTTGAACTATTTGTGATACCAATTTGTTCCTGGTATCACAGCTGGTATCACACTTGGTATCACATTTACCATAATTAACAAATTATAAACTAAAAAGAAACAGTATGGAAACATGGAAAATCAAGCCGGTATTCGACAGAAAAAAGAAAGCAACACCGGAGAAATCAGCTAAGGTTGAAATTGAAATTAAATTCTCACGTACAGAAAGGAAATGGATCTCAACAGACATTGAACTGTATTCAAACCAATGGGATGGAGAATTTGTGGTACGTCACGCTAAATTCAAACAATTAAATAAAGCAATAACCCAATATGTAAAAAAGTTTGATGATATTATCAAAAATATAAGAAAAGAAGGAAAAGACATCAATCTAAAAAACTTTAATATTTTTTATAACGAAAAACACGTAAAGTCTAAATCGTCATTTTTAGATTTCGCTTATGACGAGTTACAAAGAAGGGATCTTAAATGGTCAACCAAACGAGCGCACCTTATAGCACTGGAAGCTCTAAAACGCTCCGGAGTAATTAAAACATTTGACGATATCACTCCTGAAAATATAGCTTTATTTGACAGGTTTATAAGAAGAGAAGATCCAACAAGAGGACAGACAACAATACATGGATACCATAAGAGAATAAAACCTTATATTAATGAAGCGCTTCGGCTTGGACTTATCGAGGACACACCTTACAGGGTATTCAAAGATAAACATGGTAGATATAAAACAAGACAGCCTCTCACAATGGACGAACTGCAATCTATCCGCAATATAGAGTTGAATGATCGACAATTACAAAAAGTACGTGACCAGTTTATATTTCAATGCTATACCGGCTTATCATGGGTTGACTTATACATGTTTGATTATGACAGATGTACTGTAGAACATAACGGAGTTGCATATATAGACGGAGAACGTATCAAGACCGGAACCAAATTTTACACACCTATACTTACTCCAGCAATGGAAATATTAAAAAAATACGATTATAAATTTACAGTCCCTACTGTACAGTCATTTAACAGAAGCCTTAAAATCATAGCTGAACTTATCGGCTTAAAAAAGCCCTTAACCAGTCACATAGCCCGGCATACATTCGCTACCACTGTTGTTTTAGCAAATGACGTACCTATCGAAACGTTGTCTAAGATGCTAGGGCACACAAAGGTTTCAGTCACACAAGTTTATGCAAAAATTCTAAATAGTTCAGTAGAAAAACATGCGGAAAAATTAAACAGTATTATATAAATCCATCCGTTGTGCTTATGAGTTATCGCTTTTAGTTCATAGGCACAACGATATCACCCTTGCCAACACGACAAGAGGTATCAGTCTATAAATGAACCTCTCTATACGTTCCATCGCATCACAGCAAGTAAACGACAAAAATACCAGTGAGGCACATCATCAGCCTGTTCAAGCAATATGTTCAACTTATCTTCTTCCATATTCTGTTAACATAAAAAAAGCGGTAAAACCCGTTGGGGATTACCGCTTAATGCTAAATAGTTACTTTATTTTGCGTTTTTGAATATTTAATTTTATCTTTGCGCCATGAAGATAGCCCTTGATACATTGAAAGGCTACGTTGACCGTAGCTCACTAGTGTAGATGTATGGGGGGGTATCTTTTTTTGCACCTTTAGATTGCAGAACAAAACTACAATTCGAAAAAATTATTTATCAATCTTTTTCATTTCCTTTGCTGTCATTTTAAGAGCTTTTTTAATTATAGGCAATTCTTTTTCTTGTGGCAACTGTTCAGGTTTGCGCCCAGTATTTTGTTCTACTATATTTCGGACTTGTCTTCCAACAGTATAGTGTGTTTGTTCTAAATTAGCTTGTCCAGATATTTGTTTACTCTTTATAAGCTCTTCGGTTTGGGTAACACGGAATAGATTGGCAGCAAGTTCGGTACGGCTCATTCTGTCAAATAGCTTTCCTTTTTTAACGCCACGTTTCTTTTCAAGCTTCCACGATTCCATATTATACATACCCAGATAACCTGCATTTTGAAACTTTGCATAATCAGTAACATTTGCGGCTTTTGCTGTTGAAGCGAGAGATTTGTTTCCATCTGCAAGTTCTTCACGTATTAGCACGCGGTCTATTTCCTGATTGTTTTCAATGTATAATTCAAATTTTCGTGTTTGCTGTGCGAAATAAGCTTGCGCCAATGCTACTTCTGGCTTCTTTGGATCGCCATTCATAGCAGCAAGATAACACGCAAAACGTGTAAGTTTGAAGTCTTGGAACTCAACACCATTATTATTGCGTTTCACAGCTATTATATTTTCATAATGAGGAATGTTGAGCGAAACAAAAGCCTTTGTCGCGCGGTCAAGAACTTTACAAAATGCTTTCATATCATTATATCCAAGCATAACCATTACTTCTGAGGCCCACCAATAAACGATGCCGTTTTGGTTTTTAAAGTCTTCAAAAGAAAGAATCGCATTGTTGTTTTCTTGTTCCATTTCCATCTATAATTTAAAATTCGGCTCAAAGATAGAATAAAGTATTTGTTATTCCAATAATATCATATAATTAAGATATATAATTTTATTGGATTTATGTATATAATTTCACGACTATTTTGTAAAAACGGTAATTCCAACAAGTCAAAGAACGCTTCTGTTCGATTATTATTTTTCCATTCCCTTTCTGCAATGTTCACATAAGAACTTTTTGGCTACAGGGAACATCTTTTGACCGACATATCCACTGAGATATTGCGCTTCCTCTCCATAAGGATCAATCCCGAAAGCCTTGGAGATATGCCGGCACAAATGACCTTTTTCGTGGTCCCACGAATTTTGAAACTCTTCGGGGGTAGAGGTTAGTGAGATAACCATTACTGTCTCTCTTTTCCTGTAGTCCGAATAGGTTAGACCGGTATTCATTCTGCCTTCGGTCAGATTGCGATACGCACGCTTGAGGGAATCCCCCCTGCATCCTATACGGTACAGGTCCATAATAATCCGATCCGCCCAATAGGTGTGTACCGCATAATACACTTTGACGTGCCAGTCTCCATATTTCGGTATGTAGAACTCCTGAACAATCATATCACATCCGACCAGATTACAGGAATCCCTTTACCTATACAGGTGGCAAAGAACTCGTCAAACGCCCTGCAAGGATCGCCATCAATATCATCAAGGTAGCATTTTATATGCTTGCACAAGTGTGCCTCGTCAACCAATGATTTTTTATAGAAATCCGCTTTCAGCATGTTTGCGACATAAGCAACGTCATAACCCTTGTCGTGCTCGATAGTAATTCCGTTCGCTTTCAGCATATCGTCCACTTCATCTTTGCTCCACGGCTCCAGCTTTTTCTCTTTGCCCGTGGCTTCGTCTTTCACCTTCATTTTTGAAACGGCCCATTCATAAAGTTTCTTGCTGAAATGAAAGCCGTATGCTTCCAGATATTCCCTCATGCCCGATGGAAATCTGCTGTATGTATCCAATCTCTGTTCCATAACCTTTATTTAAAAAGAGGGGCATTCCACCCCTCCACCATTAATAAAACTCACCGTTAGCGCGTCTGCGTCTGCGTTCGCCCATGTCATCCATACGCGGATATTCAGGAAAGTATCCGGGGTATCTGCGTTCATCCATGCCGGATGAGCTTCCACCACCTGAATAACTTCTCCCACCATCACGGAAACCCATCTCTCCGCGCATCTCTCTCATGGCTTTTTCGTAACCTTTGCGGCAGCCTTCCTTGTAGGCTTCCTCCACTTCGTCACCTCTCATACCGAAGCCGCGTCCGTAATCGTCACGCCCTTCTTCTAATATTTCCCACATTCCCATAATCATTTCTTGTTTTTAGATGCTTCAACCACTCCGAGCTGTTCCATTAACTTCTGATTCTGTGCAATGAGGTCAGCCATATTTTTGCTCATTTCCTGCATGTTCTTATCCATATTGGACATTTGCCCTTTCAATGCGGATATTTCCTGCTCCTGCTGTTGCTTGGCTGCAAATTCAGGGTTCAGCATGGCAAGCATCTGGTCACATACCCTAAGAAAGTTCTGATGATATTCCACACTTTTTAGGACATCCTCACTTTTCTGCTTCATGGTAAGGACCTCTGTATTCATTTCGTCTCTTGACCCTGTAATCAGCATCCCTGTCTTAATATCATCGGCAATATTGGCATTAGCCGGTATCTCTTGCAAATTGACATTCTGTCCGTTTATATTCACGACAAAATCAATAACCTGTACCGGCTGTGGATAAGGCATGTTGGGAACAGTCTTATATATGGTTTTTATGGGGCTTACATTAACGACCTGCCCACATTCCAAACTTGGATTTGCACCTCTATGAAGAAGATATAATGTACTGTTTACTCGTAAGTTCTGAAACATGATTGTTTAATTTTAAGGAGTGTGGTTATTCCCATTTTGGGAACCACCACAAAACTCCATGTTAATTATTACTTGCTCCGTAAAGAAGCGGTTTCTACTGTAGGAGCCGGAGCCGTTGTCGGTCTGTACCCTCCATTAACAAGATACAATTCGTTGGTGTACTTGTTATAATGAATCTCATAGATGCCGGTTCCAGCCAAGTTTGCAACAGTCACAGGCTCATTGTTATAAGCCATCAACGGTCTTGTGTCCCCATTAGTTCCTATCAATATCGGAAGTGTAGCAGTCGTACCGGCAGGTATAGCTTGTCGGAGACTGATATAGAATCCCCCAACATAATCCCTGTTACGGAACGCATGGTTAGGGAGTTCAAGAGTAACATTCTCCGTACCGACTGTCACAGCCACCGTAGGAAGAGTATTGAAGTTTGCTCTTCCGATTGATGGGAATGGGAATCCTGTAAAAAAGTTAGGCCACATATCTACCTCCTTTCTTACCGGATTAACCCCAGTAGTTGTTGCAACCACATCCACTACGTCCGTATACAGCGTCACCCATATATGCACCGTAGGCGGCTGCACGGAAACAATCTGTATTAATAGCGGTTAAATTGGGGTATTGAACACTCACAGTATTGGGGAGCTTGCATTTGATTCCATCAACATCGCTTTGTAATGCCTGCAATCCGGCTGCCAAAGGAGCAATCTGTTGTCCTACTGCACTCAGGATAGTGGCGTTCTGATTACGCTGGGATATTTCGGCTGTTAAAGTAGCCTTTTCCGCAGTAAGAGATGCGATCTTGTCCTGCAATGCCTGATTTTGAATTGCATCAAGTTTGGCAAGGATAGCATTCGTGTTGGCAGTAGCACCGTCACGCAATGACAATGTGTTTTGGTTAGCAGTGTTGATTAATGCGTTAGTTTGGTTGCACATTGCAAGCTGACTCTCGTATCCTTGTGTGGTTACAAGCTGTTTCATATCGCAGCAACAGCTACAGATCTGAGATGTCAGAGCGTTGTTACCTTGCATAATCGCAGTCAGGATACTGTTGGTGTTCTGACCCATTTGGTTACCGAGACCGCAGATTGCCTGTGATACAGAGTTAATACCGGCAAGGATTTGGTCTGAAGAGGTGTTAACAGCTTGGGCTAATGATGCAATGTCCACACCGTTCCGGTTAAGTGTCTGCATGATCATTTCTCTTCCTTCATCGGCACCCTTATTGTTGTTGCCACCGAATCCAAAGTTTCCGTTACCGAAGATGGCTGCAATCACAATCAATGCAATGATGTCCTGAAAACCTCCATTGTTTCCGAAAAAGCCGCCGTTTCCATTTCCTCCCATCAGCCCCATCAGATAGCCTGTGTCAATTCCACGGCTCTGCAAGGACGGAAGAATGGACGCAAGCAGACCATTGTTTGCTCCGGTTCCACCGTCTTGGTTAAAAACATAAGTTCGTTCCATAAGTATTTGTATTTTGTATCCCGGTCAAAATCGACCGTTCACAAAAGTATATATATCATATCTCATGAGGAATCAGTTGTTTCCCAACAAATTCTTTATATTATCCCAATATATTCTCATCATTTTTTCACTTTTTAGACGTATATGAAAATTTGATATCATATAGTTCACTGAACGCTTAGTTTTATGAATGAGAGAAGAAATCTGAGATGGATAAAATCCTTTTTCGTATAGAATATATACAAGGATATATCTAGCGTTAACAATCTCTGTGACACGGTTGTCACTTACTATTAATTCGGTAGGTATTTCTGTTCCTTTAGAAACAAGAGCTATTATTTTGGCAAAAATTTCAGACTTACACATTGTGGTTTAAATTTTTGTTGTATTTTTGCCTTGCCAATCAAATACAATCATGACAAAAGCATACGTAGGAAATAAGTAAGGATATTACTACCCCTAACACTTACCTATGTATGCTTTTGTATGCTTTAAAGTTTGATTGGCGTTAAACTTCAAGTGTCGGGGGTTATTTTAATTCTGCCCCCTGAAAGAATTACTTTTATCAAATGAGTTTTTCTATTATATGCCACACTTCTACCTGTGGCGAATAATACTTGATGTTGCTATCTCATCTTTTTACCTCCTTTCTGTTGATTACCATATTCTATAACTTATTCCTGCGATAACCGCAGGAGAAAAGCCATCCTTACCAAATCCATAACCGGCTGTTATTCCCAGTCCCCATCTTCTGGGTTTTATCTTCACCGTGTGATGGATATCGTTTGTTACTGTCTGTGTTTTAGAGCAAACATAGATACTATCTAGGTTAGGTCTGTAACCACTCACATAAGCGATGTAATCACTATCTCTGTATATCTTCTGCTCAACAGGAAGAACAGTGTCTCCTACATGGATTGTATCACCATCATGCCAACACAGTATTGGAGAAGGAAGATAATATTTTACAGTATCTCTCTTTACAATGATACTTGTACTGAACACCGTATCCGTTCTTGCCTCTATAACTGCTTCGGGGGATGGCTTTACAAACCATCCTAAACCGAAAGCGAGTACAATTATTAATATATAAGGAAGCCATTTCATATTATTGTATTTAAATAAGTACCAATAGCAATGCTATCGTTATCGCAATCCATATATAGATCCTTTGTTTCATAAACTTAACACTTGTTTTCTATTGGCACCGTCAGCTCGATAACTGACGTGCACCCATGCAAAATTGCTTTCGTTAATCAATTGATCATAGGGCAGGTTCTTGCGGATATATTCAAACAACAACTTGTTTTGCTGACGGTCTCCAGTATCAATATCAGCAGCTTCCCCTTTCATGTGCTGCGAGGTCTTACTTCCCTTGACAGCTGCATTAAGTTTCGGGCAGCGATAACCACTGTTTACTGTTATAGGCTTTCCCCACCATGTGCGTAACGGGTCCAGTACGTTATCCACCAAGGCAGTCAGAGCAGTCACATGCTCCTGTCTGCATCTGTTGTTGATACCCAAGCGGTCAGCAGTCGTTGACTTGCAGAGTTCCGCAATTGTAAAATACTTCATTTCTTTTCCTCCTTCTTGTTTTCATTATCAAACAATATCTGAGCCATGATCTTGGCAATATCATCCTTGTTCTCGATAATCACACTCATTGTGTTTTCTGCCTTGCGCAACTCCGCTTTTTTCCATGATTTTTCACGAACTGATTTAAACTCACAGAAAATGCAGTACCCCGTCCAAATCATTGAAAAAATAGGGAAGGGGATAACTACGCAGCATAACAGGTCAATGAAGCACAATTCTATGAACGGGGTGAAATACTTCTTCGCTTTGACGGCTGTTTTCTTATACCCCGTGGATGTTCTTGCCTCTCCCCGTTGTTTGGCTTTCATAACTCCCGTAATAAGGTCCACTAACATCGCCCCCATTGTAGCCGCAATACACAAGGCTATAAGCACAATATGTATCATCATGTGCTCGTTGATAAAATTGTAGATTACATCTCTCATTGAAAGTAAGTTTTATATAATAGATTTTACATAGCTTGTAAATCCATATTTTTTTATTATATGTGACACATCCTCATTTGTAAGATTATAAAACTCACCTTTTATTTTTTTATCTGCAAATTTGAGATGAAGTTCTTTTTCTATGTTTTTATCAAGAACAGCCAATATAGATAGATATGGATTCCCACAAGATAATGTCTGAATACGAACGGATATATCTGAAGAAGAACCTATTTTTACAAGACCTGTATTCTTGTCTTTCATAAGATATGTACTTCTATTTTTACAATTTTTGGGAGGATTACTTAATACTTCTGCCATAGTTTTAAGTATCGCATAATGCAACATCTTACAATCTCCGAATAAGTAACTATTTACAACTACAGCTTTGTCAAAATTACCAAGGAGCGCATATTCTATTAATGAATCAGCTAATTCAAGTTGCGTTAATACGCTACCGTCAGCACAAATTATACATTTTGTGTAACAATCTTCATACAACTTTATACAATCTCCTAAATCAGGATACATTGTTTCAATAAAATCCTTTAGGCTATTGGTTAAAACTTGATCATTCTGACCTTTAAAAACTAAATCTGTCATATTACCTAATTTTATGTTAACTTTTAATTACCGTCAATTACACGTTTTGGATTACCCGATTTTCAAACTAACCTTTATTTTGTATGACAAAAAAAGAGCCTGCCACGGAAACTAATCCGCAACAAGCTCTTGGCTTTATCAAATATGTAGTATGTCTTTTCGTCATAATCAATGTGGCGTGCATCTTCACACGCTTCCACAAAGATAAATATTGCTTCTCTCTTTCGCAAATAAGAATACAAAAAAAGAACGACCGCTAGCAAAAAGCACAGCAGCCGTTCAATCCACGCCCTACTCTCTATCCCATTTTCCCAAGAAGACAATAGCAAAGATATCAAACAGGTTGTATCCACATGGAAAAAAGGTTAATAAAATATATGTTGTATAATCTGTTATTTTAATTTAGATTAAACAAAAATAATATTTAAATTGTTTGTTAATAAATAAATTAATTTGTTCCTTTGTAGCAGGCAATAGCCTTCATGGTGTGAAGTTACACCATACCCACTTTTAGAACGTGATCACTGTGGAGGCAATTGCTGTATTATAACGGCGGTTGCCTTTATTGTTGAACAATGAAACAATGGTTTAAGATACCTTCTTTAAAGAAGTCGAATAAGGATATGTATAGTGATGCTACTTATCATGGTAAAGATGATGGTGGTAATTTTATTTATGTTCCTAAATGGGTGGAAAATCTGTTTTCTGACAATAGAGGGAATATAGATTTTGACATGTCGACCGTTGAAGGGAAATCAAGAGCCTTACATGAATGTTGGCCGTTTGCAATGGTTCTAGATCATTGCGGAAGAATGATGCAGAATGGGCGGTATTATGTGACGGATATTAACGGAAACGAGAAGAGGAGTTTTAAAGACATTGTGACTCTTTTGAATCGTCCGAATGTGATACAGAGTGGGCGTTCTTTTATAAAGCAGATTGAGATATCTTTGAAGTGTTTCGGATTTTGCCCTGTCTATACACTAAGAGCTTTAAAGTCTGATCTCCCTAAATCCATGATGGTAATACCTCCCGAATTATTCTACATGGAATCATTCGGTAAGGGCCCGTTTACTCAAACAGAGCTTTCTTCAATTGCTAGTAAGGTATATATACGTTGGGGAAATGAGAATATAGAACTTGGTGATGAGGAGTATTTTGTCATATACGATTCGATAATGGATATTCCAAGTAATAATGGAGGGAGAATTACCTTCCACTCCCCTGTGGACGCATTATCTACTCATACTCGAAACTATATGGCTCAACTGATAGGGAGAGGAAACCTTATTGTTAATGGAGGACCTAAAGGGATACTATACGGGAATGATACGACTGACGTAGGGAATGCAGCTATTACTCCGTCTGAATCCAAGAAATTGCAGGATGATTTCAAAAGGAAATATGGTATAGTGCATAAGTTGTATGAAATCATGGTGACTCCTAAGAAACTAGGGTGGATTACATTGGGGTCAAATACAGACCAATTGAAGCTTCATGAGGAGGATAAGGCGTGTTTGGAAGCGATAGCTCAGACGATAGGCTTTGACCCCAATCTGATTATACAAGGAAGTACTTATGATAACTCTTCTCAAGCAAAGAAAGCGGCATATCAGGATCTTATTATCCCTGACAGTGAATCTATAACAGAGGTTCTGACTAATGCTATATGTAAGGACAGGGCAATAATCAAAATGGACTTCACTCATGTCCCTTGCCTTCAAAAGGATATGAAAGAATTGGCGGATGCCTTGTCTACAGCCTCTAATGCTGTAGCTTCATTGTATAACAATCGGCTGATTACTTTTGAAGAAGCAAGAACCGAAATGTCCAATTTTACAGATATTGATCCTGATAACCCTAAGGGAGAATTTAAAAGTGAAATAAATAATGATGGAGACAAGCAAATACAAGAACAGGTTGGGAAAGCAGTATAAATCCTTAGCTTTTTATGCAAAGGAGATACAATATGATTCTGGCAGTAGAACTATCAGTGGTTATGCTGCGGTTTTCAATAACATTGATAAGTCCGGTGACATGCTCCTGAAAGGTTGTTTTTCAAAAAGCATACAGGAGAGAGGCCCGGGAAGTTCTGCTAATGATAAGATTATCATGTTGTGGATGCATGACATGCATGAGCCTATAGGACGCATTACGCTTCTGCAAGAAGATGAGAAAGGGCTTTACTTTGAAGCGTCTATTGATGATGTGGAAAGAGGAAATCAAGCGTTGAAGCAGCTTGAAAGTGGCACTTTGAACCAGTTCTCTATAGGTTATAGTTATGTATGGGAAAAATGTGAATATGACAGGGAACGTGATTGCTTGGTTGTAAAGGAAGTCATTCTGTATGAGATATCCGTAGTGTCCATAGGATGTAACGGAGAAACTGAATATCTTGGTCTGAAATCGGCAGAAGAATATGAAAGTGCGTTGGAGTCACTTCCGGTTGAAATAAGTGATGTATGTAAAGGACTTCCGATAAGAAAGAGGGAGGAAATCCAAATGTTAGTAAGAAAAGCGATGTCACTCGCTCGATACAAGCCGGCAGACAAGCCACTTGATGAAGAGGGAGCCGATGAAAAAATAAAACTATTTACAAAACCTTTAAAACTTAAAGAAGCATGAAATTTGACTTTTTAAGCAAAATTGATTTGTCGGTAATGGATGAGGTTTCCGTGAAGTCATTACAGGCGTTGCAGGACGCAATAAACGCTACTGTAGGCGATTTCATGGACGATACTATCGACAAAAAAACTTTTGAGGATAAATTAAATGAGGTTTCTCAAAAGATAGATTCCGAAAAGGAATTGGATACAGTGCGTAAGGAACTTGGTGAGATGAAAGAGATAATCGTTCGCATGAAAGGTGCAATGCATAAGAATGAAGACGGGCAAATGGTGTTCAAGTCTGTAGACCAGCAGATTGAAGAGCAATTGAAGGATTTCATCACAGTAGGCAAGCACGGAGAGAAAACTGTGGACTTGAAAACGGCTTGTAAGCAGTCCCCCGGTTTTAAGAAAAGCCTTACGCTTATTATAAACAAGAAGGAGGTTGATCCCTTGAAGAGTACGGGTGTGGCACCACATTATAACATGACAATTGATAGTCAGTTATCTGTTGATCCACGTTCCCAGACTGTAATCCGTAAATTTGCCAATGTGGCAGCAATATCTACACGATCATTGACTTATGCGGAGTTCAATCCGGGTGAAGAAGAAGCCGAATGGGTTCCAGAAGGCGGTCTTAAGCCTATGATGAGCGGTACATTGGCAGAAGTTACTATCAATGCTGGCAAAGTGGCTCTTGGCACAAAAGTAACCGAAGAAACATTATCTGATTTGCCTCAGTTGGTTGCGGAGGTTAGGGCTGAGATTATCAATCGTATTGGTTTGAAAGAAGAAGAAGGTATTCTGTCTGGTACTGGTTCCGGCGGTCAGATTAAAGGGATTGGGAGTGATATACCTACATTCTCTTTGACAGCTCTGAAAGTAGAGAAACCCAACACTTATGATGTTATTGTTGGTATGTATACACAGATTGTATCAATGTCCAATATGGCTTATCGTCCAAACCTTGTGCTTATGCATCCTCTTGACTATGCACAGATGCAGTTGACTAAGGATGTTAATGGACAATATCTCCGTCCTTTCCGTATTGGTGATGAACTGATTCAAGGTTTGAAAGTGGAAACCAGCACTGCAATCAAACAAGGTGATATTTGGGTTGGCGATTTTAACTATCTTAACATCCGTGATGTATGGGTTCTTACCATTACACTTGGATGGGAAAATGATGATTTCACTAAAAATATGGTGACTATCCTTGGTGAAAAACGTCTTATGGTGTATATTAAAAAGCAATATAAAACTGCATTTGTCAAGGATAAGATTGCGACCGTTATTGAAGCTATAACCCCTGCCGGTATTGGCGGATAAATTTATTAAACATTATGAAAGTAAATTTGACTAAAACTTATGAGGTTGAGTTCGCAAAGGACGGGGCCGTTTATAAAAAAGGTGATAAAGTAAGTGTTAATATGTTACTTGCAGGTAAGTTCTTCCAAGATGGACGTGTTGCCACTGTTCCTTCGGAATTGATGGAAGACGCTAAGAAAATCGGTGCTGAAGATTTGTTCAATAAAAAGAAGAACCTCAAAGATATTGTGTAATGTTGGTGGATTATACTTTTTTCCAAGGTGGTATTCTTGATATCGAAGGTGCAGTATTGAATATACATACTCCTTCTGAGACTAATAAGGCAATTGTTGACAGCCTTCAAGGCTTTGTAATGCAATATGAGCCGGAATATTTAGAGAAGCTCCTAGGGGAAAAGTTGTATAAGGAATTCTCATCCTATATTTCCAACGATGGAAAAACTAAGGAAAAAAGATGGGATGATCTTATAGCGCATCTTGTCATGAAATATAGTGATGGCGATAGGGAGATTTCCAAATCCCCCATCGCCAACTATATATACTTCCATTACTTGAGACATAATCACACTCAGGCGACTATTACAGGAGTGAAGGCTGATGGAGATGATGGCCGTCTTGTAAGTCCCGAAAGGAAAATGATGTTTGCATGGAACGACATGGTAAGAATGAATATCAGACTTGTGAGATGGCTTCAAGGCAATAATGCGGACTATCCGGATATCGCCACCGATTTCGAATTGATGGAAACAATTAATTCCTTTGGGTTATGATAATTGATATAATATCAGATGTATGTGCTTCCTTGTCAAAAAGAATGGATCAACAGATAAATTACATATATGGTGACAGTTCTTATATAAGGGAAACACTTCTTCTTCTTGGGAAAAGCAGGGTGACAGCATCGGGAAAATTCCCAATGATAGGGCTGTATGTTCCCTTAGACGAGGAAAGGGATAGTGAGAATTATTTTTGTAAGGCATCTGTAAACATAATAATCGCTACCAATACACTGGAAAAGTATACAAATGAACAACGTCGTGAGATATCTTTTGAAGGTATTCTTCGACCTTTGTATTACGGATTCATAGAAGAGTTAAAAAAATGTGATAAATTTGATTTCGGTTACTCCGGTATTGTAAGCCATACATATTCAGAAAATTATAGTTTTGGAAGACGTGGCGCTGTTGATGTTGACGGTAAGGAAGTTGGCGAAAAGATAGATGCTATTGAAATAAAGAATTTGGATTTAACAGTTAAAAATCAGAATTGTTATGCGAACAGATATTAGAGAGTGCGGCAGCACGTCCGGATTTAATACTGGAATGAGTTACTGCCCCCTGCAACCGGACAAGGTCGCAGGTGTTATATTGGTCATTCATGGCAAAAAACTGCCCAAAGAATTGACTGCTGAGGCTTTGGAGGAAGCCTGTCATGCTGATTATCCGGACAGAATTTATCCTATTACAGGATTTTCGGAATACGCGGTAAGCGGCGGTGAACCCAATACAACAGAAAATGGTTATGCCGGGTCGGAAATAACGGGCTATTCGGCAAGGACGGATACATTCACGTTGCGTAAGTTTAATCTAGCTTTACAAGCTAATCTTGTAGCCAACAAGGATACATTGTTTGATATGTATGTTTTTGACAAGAATAATGTAACCTACGGAGAAGATGACGGGACAGATGAACTTGCGGGTTTTGCATTATCTGGTGTTTACCCTACAGGACAGGCTTATGATTCAAGCGGTCAGAAGGCTTATCTTGCGTTTAATGCGATGTATTCCGATACCGAGAAGATGATGAAAAACATGTCTGTAAAGCAAGCGGGTGTCAATTTGGAAAATGTTCTCAAGGGATTGAATTACGTTGAGTTTGTCAAAATGACATCTCCTGAAAATACATATAAGCTCGTGGATCATTATGACCGCACGGATCTTACTGCATATTATGGATCTATATTGTCTGAGAAGGCTTCAACGGTCGTTTCTGGTGCATCAGCACTGGAATACAGTAACGGTGTGCTTACAGCGACAGGAGGTGTGCCGGTGCTTAAATCTCCTTCTATTTTACAGGCTAATGGGGTCATTGGAATTGAACAATGGGTACAATGAGAATTAATGGAGTCACATTTATAGAGTCCGAGGTGGTCAAACTTTCATTGGATGAGTTTGTCGCTCAGAATATAGATGTATTCTGGAAGGACATTTCTAGAGAAAGGCGGAAATCAAGGCTGGTTTCCGTATATAATAGAATTATCAATAACAGTAATTTAGGAGGCGGGGGAGATTGATCCCCCGTTTTGCTATGACATTGGAGGAATACGCGAGATGTTGGAAGAAATTGGCTGATGGCATTCAGCCAATGATAAGGGATAAGATGGAAAGGGATGTTCCTCAGTTTGAGGAATATATACGAGAACAGCTATATAGTGGTGTTGATGGCGATGAAAGTCCTTTAATTCCCGGATATACAGAGGACCCATACTTTAAAAAAACTTATGGAGAGCATTGGAAGAAAAACGCCGAACGCTATAAAAATTGGAAGACAAAGATACAGAAACCGAAACCTTCATATCTGGGTTTTTCTGCAAGAGGGAACAATACTCCAAACCTTATCATACGTGGAGATTTTTATAGTTCCATCACGGCAATACCAATATCAAATGGTATAAGGATTGCCAGCTATGGCGTTTCTTTTGGTTCTGATATTGAGAAGAAATATGGTTATAAAATTTTCAAGGTAAGCTCCAAAGCAAGGAGGCATTATGTTACGTACAGGCTTATGCCCTCTATTGAGAAATTTATAAGGAGGTGCGAACTATAAAGTATTATTAACAAAAAATGGAATTGAACCGAATTATGAAAAACTGCTTGTGCCAAGGGAATAAGTCAATGAGGGAAATGGAGCATATGCGATCAATCGCAGAGAAGGCTGCTGTTATGGATGAATGTGTTTATATATTATACAAGGTTGGAGATGTGTATAAATTCTGTCGTGAAGGTGAAAACTGGTCGGGTGAGTTTGTTGAATTCATATTTCCGTAAAATGGTGATTTTTATCATTCTATTATTTTGGCGTTTCCCGTATTATTTATTAATTTAGCAACAGCGATAGATAGAGGTTTCGCATAGAAAGATATTATATATTCATTAAGAGTAATGGATATGATGCGGTGGCCGACTCCTCTATATCGGTTGCCGCATTTTTTTATATCCCGTATTAAGATGTACGGAACATCTTGTGAACGAAAAGACATGAAAACGAATCAAATCATGATTCGCCCAATGGGTGAATTTACAGTTAGTCAGAGAACAAAAGATAGCTATTTTGACGGTGGGGACTTGTTACGTCAATGGAATTCAGTAAAAGGAAATGAACAAAGAAAAATGGATGAGTTTCTTTTGGCTAAAAGAACTGGAGATTTTATAGAAGCGCTCATAGCTGAAGAACGTGAAAATGGTTTAGGGGAAAATTCCCCTAAAATTGATAATCAGGTAGTTAAGAAGAGTAAGGTTAAAGAGAAGGGTAAAGCTGGCAGACCTAAAGAAGAAGTATGGATGCATCCTTTCTTATTTACCAAATTTGCCATGTGGATTAATCCTCGCTTTGAAGTAAAGGTAATACGCTTCGTATATGATGAGATGATTCAATACCGTAATTTAGCTGGAGATGCTTATCCTGCTATGTGTCATGCCGTTTGTTCAATACTCCCTGGGGATATATTCCAGAAAAAGATTAAGGACTTAGCCAAGTCTCTAAACATCATAGTTTATGGCAAACATGAATCAGAAATGCGTAATAAGATTGGCGATGAAGATAAAATCCGCGAATTATATGAGTTAGAATTACAGATAGCTCAATGGATAGATTTAGGCTTTATCAAAGACTATAACAGCCTTAAATCTACATTGACTAAATTGTATTACCGAAAATATCCCAATGTTCTCCCAATGTAAATATTGATTTTTCCTCAAATGTCTTGTGCGAAAAGATATTTATTTTTTAATTGAAAAACAAAACTATCATTTATGTTGTAATTTAGATTTTGTCTAAATTGTGAATGTAATATTTAATAATTGCGTTACTATATATTACTATGCGTTACTTAGTATTACTATTAATTGATATTGTCTTTTGTTTAATATTCATACCATTGTATAAGATAAAAACATCATTTACCTTTGTATCTGTAACAAGTGCAAGGCGTTACTTGATGTTGATTAAATATTCTCCTATTGGAGTTTTTATTCTTCGATCTGCTGTATCGCTGCCTTCTGATAAGGAACTTGTTCTCTACCATCCATTCATAAAGCCTTATTTCTCCAATCTTATATCCGTTTTGGGTGATAAGTTTCGCAAGATCTCCTATGAGAATATTGGTAGACGAGCTTGTTACACATTCCGTGAATACTACGGCTGGCTTTGCTTCCTCTATGATAGTCTGCTTCTCTTGTTCCTTCTTCTGCACTTCCAATGCCAATCGTTGCTTTTCCTCCCGTTCGCTCTTTAACTGTGTAGCTAGACTGATAACCAAGTCGGGATTGTTAATCATTTGCTCCAGGGTTGGCTGCGTGGCGGTCATGCCGTATCGCATCAACTCATCAAGTTTTTCAGTACACCACAGTTTCAAATCAATGTCTAACCATTGACAGAAATCAACTACTATTAATCTGTGCATCCAAGTACCACCTCCGTTATGTGATGAACCTGCCTTTGATATAACTAATTGATTTTCAGAAATACCATATTTTCTTGTAATTGCGTTAATTAATTGATTTGTAGCAGGTAAGGACAAATAATCATTGGGACGCTTTCCGTAGATTTTAGCAAGCTGTGTGGCGTTAACCATAACATCATCTTTGATGTCAAAAAGTACTTCGTTCCCATTATAGGAGAAAGTCTTGCTCGTTTCGTGAGCTGACGCAATCTGTACGGTACTATTATTCCCGTTCAAATAGATTTCATTTGGTTGTAGCATGAAATGAAATTATTTGTTATTAAATAAAAAAGCAGACAAATATCCTAGTTTGCTACAACCTACCATTGCCATTGGGCGATGATACACGGATATCGTCTGCCTATATTTTAATATATAAGTTTCCTTGCGGGCATAAAAAATCCCATTGGCATATTTAATAGTAAGTTGTAGCACTACAAAGGTACAACATTTTTTCAAACAAACAAATAATGAAAATATATTTTTCATTGTTATTTTCACACGCATAATATCCATCTTTCTAATGACTTTCAACACGCCACAATATGCCTTACCTGTAATTTCTGCAATTTGCAGTGAACTTATTGTTCTTTTTTCGCCATTTTCCCCATCAATAGGTATTAACTTATTAAAATTTTCCATATCTTTGCGATATAAGATTAATATTGTTCCCCGTTGGCGGCTCAGTCACTTCCGCCTCCGGGGATTTATTTTGACTGATTGTAGCAGGTGAGGGATCGAACCTCATTGTGCCATTATTCACTCCTGCTTTCCTCCCTTATACTATCCACGCTTGGAATTGTATAAAAAGAAAGTTCCGTAATAGGTGCAAGCTACTACGGAACAGTCATATATATATATAAATGACTATATGCCTACACAGAGGGCGGCAGAAATGGGATTGTTCTTCGTGAAAGAAAGACCGATAGTATCGGGTGAAAATCCCATTTTTATAAAACATACCTGTTACGTTACAGGTAAAGGTCAGGTGTATTTTCTGAATAAGTTTAAATCTTTAATGGCTGCATGATCATGGAAATAAAAATGAATAATAGCTTAACATTTGATGAAGTAGCAGATAAGTTGGGATGTTCAGTGGAGGATCTTCAAAAAATAGCTTTAGAAAATGGATTGATTGACGAGAATGGGAATCCTACCGAAATGGCAATAAGAGAGGGCCTTTTTTCTCAATATGCGACAATGGAAGATGAATATGGTACAGTAAATATAACAGTATCACATTCCGAATACGATATGATAGCAGTGTGTATATCAGATCCTGAAGACCATGAGCGTGACAGTGTGGCTTTTATTTCAAGAGAAAAAGCTCATGCATTAGGAGAATATCTTCTTAATATGTAATAACAATATTATTTATTAATCAAGTCTTTCCCACCTTATCTTACGAGGTGGGCAGGCTATTTACATCCGTTAACGTTGCGATTCGCAACATAACCCGAAAAGACTATGAAAACAATAGATAAACTTGAAATTATACTTCAAAAAATGAAAGAACAAAATAATAGACTTGAACGGATATACGGCAAGCATCTCAAACTGATTGTATGCACTGGGAAAAGAAGTGAGAAGGTGAAATTTAAACATGAAGATTGAAATGCTATGTTTATAATTTATTTAGACAACATTCTAAATTGCAAACAAATACGTTGAAATATTTTGATTTGGTTTTAAAAGTATATTACTTTGTTGAAAGTAACCAATTTATTATAACTATATGAAAAAAGTATTATTAACTTTATGTATATGGTTGTACGCTATGTTGTGTATCGGACAAGGAGTGTCGCATCTTGAATTTAAGGGTATTCCAATAGATGGTAATTTACAGGAGTTTGTATCAAAGATGAAATTGGAAGGCTTTTATAGTAAGATGTATAATAATGAAGGTGTAATAATGCAGGGTGATTTCGTAGGAGAGAATAGCCATGTGTTCATTTATAGCACCACGGAAGAGAAAGTAGTGTGGAAAGTATCGGTGTATTTTGATTCATGGGATAATTGGCTGTCTTTGGAGAACCAATACTATAAGATTAAAGATATGTATACAAAGAAATATGGGAAACCAAAGAAACATTATGAATCATTTTCTAATGAAAGAGTTCCTATTGATAAAATGCGTGCAGTAAACTCCGATATCTGTGATTACGCTTCGTATTATTTCTTTCAGAATGGTGTGATAGTTGTGTCAATATCTCCTTTTGGCTGTGTGAAAGTATCGTATGAAGATGAATATAATTCATTATTAGGCAAACAAGAGGAAGAAAAATATCGAGAGAATGATATTTAACTATTTAATAATATAAAAACATTATTATGAAAAAGATTTTACTTGCATTTGTATTGATTGTGTCCGTGTGTTCATGTGGAAGGGTTTATTATCAGGAAAAAAGCACACTTCTTGATTTGCGTGAGTATTCTGGGGATAATGATTTTGTGATTAACCCTACCAATATTTCCAATGGTGATTTTACTCCGCTTGGTACATTGGAATTAGCCTTTATGACTGGGAACTCTGTAAAAAAGGATATGAGAAAATATGTGGAGGAAAAGAATCTCGGATGTGGTTCATACAGATATGTCCCTACTGTCAAGAGAATGGTATCAAAAGCCGTTGAGGAAGCCAAGTCATTGGGCGCAAATGGAATTATTTCTTTTGAAATAAAACGAGTACATGATGTTAAAAAGAATAATAGTGATATGGACACATATTATGTTACAGGAATCCCGGTTATATACAAGAAATAGTTTGTGCTCCATTAATAGGAGAATGATTGTTTGTTTTTAGTGGGGAGAAGTTTTTGCTTCTCCCTTTTTTATTTCCTCACCTTCATAATATCAATAAAATCACTATCTTTGCTCTTAGAAGGTGCATGAAGTCATGCACTACCCAAAACTTACGAAAAGACCATGGCAGGAGCAGAATTTAAAATTACTGATGCGATTGATCCTAACATCGTTAAGAAGTTGAATGAGATAAGGATTAATATTCAAACCACATCTTCCGAATATGCGAATTTCACAAAACAATTAAGTGATGGCATAAATTTTAAGCCGGGTAATCTAAGAGAATACCAGTCTAAAGTTGACAGTTATAATGCTACAATTACCAAATTATATGCTTCTCAAAATAGGTTGTCTGAATTACAGGCTAGTCAATTAAAGTTATTGACCGATATTTCCCGTAAGATAGAGCTTCTTACCAAACCATTGAATACATTGGCAGACAAGATAACGGAAGTAAAAGTAAATTTGAGAGGTGCTTCCGAAGATCTGAAAAACGTGTCACAAGATGCGGAAAATGCTTCTGTTTCATTTCAAGAAGCATCTAAGAAAATATCCATGACTGCTGCTGATTTTGATTCAATCCGTCAGACGGTAAAGGCTTTTGATGCACAAGCCTCCGAATTGAACAGTAGGTTAAGTGATAACAAAGAAACAATTTCAGCCTTAAGAACATCTCTGAAAGAATTATCGAAGGAGTATAAGAAAGGTGCTATCAGCGAAGAGGAATACAAGTCCAAAAGAGATGCTACGGTATCCCAGTTACGCACGCTGACAGAGCAGAATAAACAATATTTGGCGATATTGAGAAATCATACACAGGTAGCGATTGCCACTACAGGAAGCTATAACGAGATGAAGGCTTCAATGCTTCAGTTGGAAAAGGAATATTATAACCTTTCACAAGCTGCACGCGAGGGAGCAAAAGGTATGGATATCTTGAACAATATCGGCAAGCTGAATCAACAATTAAAGGATATAGATGCACAGATGGGCAATTACCAACGTAATGTGGGTAATTATGCTTCTGGTTGGAATGGCCTTAATGTTTCCATACAACAGATTGCGAGAGAACTTCCGGCTTTGTCTGTTAGTGCCAATACTTTCTTTCTTGCCATATCCAATAACCTTCCTATATTTATTGATGAGTTAAAGAAAGCAAGGGTGGAATATGAACTTCTTAAAAAATCGGGGCAGACTGCTACACCTGTATTTAAACAGGTATTGAGTTCCCTTCTTAGTTGGCAGACGGCTTTAGTTGTTGGGATAACTCTTTTATCGAGTTATGGAGGTGAGATAACCAAATGGGTGGGTAGCCTGTTTGATGCGAGAAAAGAAATTGATTATCTAAAACAGCTTCAGGAGGATTTGAATAAAGCTCAAAAAGGAGGTGTGAAAAATGCCCAAGATGAAGCTGTTAAATTGGATATATTATATAGGGCTGCTGTCAATTTGAATAAACCTATGGGAGAGCGGAAAAAAGCCGTTGAGGAACTGAAAAAGCAATATCCTTCATACTTTAAAAATATAAGTGATGAAAACATTCTTGCAGGTAAAGCGGCTGATAGTTATCAAAGGTTATCTAATGCCATATTAGCTTCGGCTAAAGCTAGAGCTGTGCAAGATCGGCTTGTAGAACAGGCTAAACAAAAATTAGACTTGGAAGATCAGTTGGCAGAAAAAGAAGAAAAACGTGCGAAACTTGAATCTGCTAGAGATCAGATGAAAGCACAATATGAATCCAGTCAAGGGGCAGCTATGGATACAGCTAGAGACATGTATGGGAAGTTAAACAAGCAGGTTGAAGACTTGGATAAAGAAATAGGTTCTTTATTAAATCAGTTATATCAAGCAGATAAGGCTAGTAGAGATATGGCAAGTTCTATTAACATTGGAGATGTTACATTTAATCCTCATTCTGCCGATAAAGCATCGGATGATTTAGCGCAATACATAGAGAATCTTAGGAATAAAATGGCTGACTTGTCCGTTTCTCTCATTAAAGATGAGCATGAACGTAATCTTGCTGCCATAGAGAAAGAATATAAAGACCAGATAGCAGCTGTAAAGGGATATTCTGAGGAAGAGAACAAACTTCGGGAAATGTTGGGCCAAGAGAGAATGCAGAAGATAGCGAAAGAGAATGAGGAATATGCTAAGAAGTTGGCAGAGGCTGAGAAAAAAAGGATCGAGGAAAAGAAAAAGTATACTGATGAGATGCTCAGACTGGAAGAGGAACAATCATCTCTCCGTATAGCAGCTACAAGTACTGGATATAAGGAACTTGAAAACATTATAACAGAAAATTATTCAAAAGGACTGCTATCGCGAAAAGAATACGATGAAGCCATGCGTGAGCTGGAGCGGAAAGCCGCAAACGAGCAATTACAGATACAGATAGATGCTGCTGAAAAAATGATTGAGATAGCGGAAGCATCGGGCGTGGTAAGCAAGCAACAAATTGAAATGCTGAGAGAATCCATAAAGGCTATGGAAGCAGAGATAGGTTCTATAAATGCGGATGATCAGTTGGAAAAAGCGGAAGAGCAACAGGATATCACACGAAGGAATTTTGAAGTGTTGAAAGGTTATTCTTCTGCATTGAAAGATCTTGCATCGGATATCGATAGCCCGTTTGCCGGTATATTTGATGGGATGGATAAGGGATTCAGTATCATGTCTGATAAGATATCGGGTGTTTGGAAAGAACTTACAGACGGTGAGAAGATGGAAAGAACTACCGAGATGTGGGCTTCTATGGTTAGTGGAATTGGTGAAATGATATCATCCATTTATGATCGCCAGATTGAAGCTATTGAGGCTGAACAGGGAGCGAATGAGAAAGCTGGTGAAGAGGAAATTTCCCGTATAGAGGATTTAGAAGAAAGAGGTGCTATAACAACTGAAGAAGCCGAAGCGCGTAAACGTGCAGCGGAAAATAAAACGGCACAAAAGAATGCCGAATTGGAGAAGAAAAAAGCTGCATTAAGAACAAAACAGGCAAAGTTTGAGAAAGCTACCAGTATAGCTGAGGCGGCTATACAGATAGCAGGTGGTATTTTGCAGACGATAAAACAATTGGGCTTCCCTGCTGCAATACCTATGATAGCTGCTCTAGGTGCTATGGGAGCGATACAGCTTGCTACTATTATAGCGACTCCTATTCCAAAGTATGCCAAGGGTACTGATTCGCATAAAGGCGGATTGGCTGTAGTGGGTGATGGTGGTGTTCCTGAAACAATCGTTACTGATAAAGGAGCGTATATTACTCCGTCTGTCCCTACTTTGGTTGACATCCCTAAAGGTGCGAAGGTTATACCTTATGCAGTGGATATGGACAGGATAAAGGCTCATGCAAATGATTTTGATGGTCTTATGGCATATAGAAGCGAAAACGATCTTCCTCCTGTATCAATAGTTAATGATTATAGTGAACTGGAGAAAAAGATAGGGCATCTGGAAAAATCACAGCAGATAGGATTTGCAAAATTAGCCAAGGCGATAAGAGAAAACAATTATCAGCAATTTTCAAAAAGTATCTGATTATGAGGTATACAAGTGACATATATGAACTTCCCTTGTCCGTTTTTATAGAGATTTATACCAATGATAGCAATACTATTGAATTTGACGATGAGGACAAAGGGGCTGCATCGGCAAAAATTATCAATGACTATATAGAAATTGTCGGGAGCAAACAGTTGCTCTCTGAGATATTGAATTGTAATGAGCGTATGAATCTTGCAATGACCGTGGAGTGCATGAAGGCATGTGAGAACATGATGAAGTTGAAAATGTATGATGAGGTGCGTGATATCCTGATGAAGATAGGTTATTCGTGTAAAAAAGGTGATGTAATGGCTATGAATGCTAGAATATCCGCATTAAATTCCCGTGCACAATATGATTTGGATAAGATAAGTAAGGAAAAGAATGAGGGACTGAAGGAGAAGCCTACAAAACGTGGATTTATAAATGAAGTTGTCGCTATTGGGAAGTATAATAAGATGTATATCAATCCGAAAGAATGGGCCGCCGGATCTTATGCCTGTCTTGTAAGGCAGACATGTGACGAAATCGATGGGTTGAATCGTAAAAAGAAATAATTATGTATTATCGATGTGAGTTACTTATAAATGGTCTGAAGTACAGGGTTACTGATGATCTTGAGAATTGGGACGAGGTGAAGGCTAGTTTCAAGAGAAATGACTATGACGGTGTTATCCGTACATTTTCCAACAAATTTTCTTTTGCTGGGGATGCTAGAAAATTGCTGTTAAAACAATATGATGAAGATTATTTGAATGCTTCTGCCTCAATAATAATAAGTACAAGAAATAACAGTTGGTTGTATAATGAACGGTTTAGTTGCGCTCTCAATTTCTCTACATTGCAGGATAATGGTCGTATCTTACAGATAAATGCCGTGGATGATAGCGTGGCGTCCATGATAAAGTCAAAAAAAGGAACTCAATATGAATATTCGGTCGAAGAGGTGAAAAGCCCCATTCCTCTTGTTTATGACGGACTTGAACTTTCTGAATCAGCAAAATGGATTCCTACAGGTGATACATTGGAAGACGATGACACTCTTATTAATGTTTATTTCAGCAAGAAAATGTCACCAATGCCAATATATATAACTGCCAGTGATTCCTTAATAAAGGGGTCTCTTGAATTTAATGATCAAACAGTAGGTGGTGATGATGTATATTCGATAAAGGCTCTGAAATCAATTAGGATAAATATAGAGTTTAATATTGATATGTTTGTGTTTAGGAAATATCAGTCTGGTGCTTTGGGATATGATGTAAGAGGTGTGAGGCTCCAGATTATGAAGATAAGTAATGATATTGATAGTAATGGGGAAGCGGTGACTACGGAAACGGTGATAGGAAGTTTTGAACTTACGACAGAATCAGAAACGCCAGTGGAAAAGAAGGTTTCGGAATCGTACAATATAAGTCTTTTGCATGATGATAAAATAATAGTGAGAGCTATGTATGTCAATGAGAAAGAAGAGATTGTACCTGTATTGCCGGATTTGCCATACAAAGTCTCAACATCAAGTTATTTTAAAGCATCATGGAAAAATCGAATAAACCCTGTTGAGATGGATGTTATAAAGCCCGATACATTGCTGAACAGACTGCTTAAAAGTATTAATGGAGAGAAAGATGGTTTGACTGGAGTGATTGAGGGGACAGGAGATAGAAGGCTTGATAATTGTATGCTCTTGGCGGCTGAATCAGCCCGTAAGATTCCTGGAGCCAAAATATATACATCCTTCACCAAATTTGCAAACTGGATGAGTTATGTGTTTGGTTATGCTTACGACATATCCGGGAATACAGTAACTTTCCGGCATAGAAGCAAATACTTCTCGGATGATGTTGTCAAAAGGATAGATGATTTATCTGATTATGAGATGAAGGTTAATTCTGCATTGGTGTATTCTCGGATACGAATAGGCTTTGACAAACAGGATTACGACACGGCTAATGGAAAGGACGAGTTCCGTTTTACGAATGAATATACCACAGGCGTGGCCATAACGGACAATAGCCTTGAAATGATATCTCCATACCGTGCGGACGCATACGGCATAGAGTTCCTTGCTGACAAGATAGGTGAAGATACTACAGACAACGAAAGTGACACTGATTTATTTATGGTAGGGGTGAAATCTGATTCATCTGGACTTAAGTATATATTGAACAGAGATTATCTTATGGGTGGCGTTCTCAGCCCTGACACAATGTTCAATGCCATGTTTTCCCCTTCTTCTATGGTTTTGGCCAATGAAGCATACATCGGCTCATCTGTTGAGATGCTTACTTTTGCGTCATCAGATGGTAATAGTGATGTGGGTATTGATGGAATGGGGGAAAGTAGGGATATAATTCTCTCAAAAAGGATGTTTACTGTGGCGGAGGTGGAATTTGAGACTTCGGATGTGGAACTCCCGGAAGATCTTACAGGAATTGTTGAACTGGAATACCAAGGCAAAGTTGTACAGGGATATTATCAGCAGGCTGATTACAATTTTACAAAATCACAAAGTTCAAAAGTAACTTTGATCGTGAAAAATTTTAATTCGTTATAAAGATTCAAATTTTAATTGTTATATTTGCAATGAAAGCTTGTGAAGTCACAAGTTACTAGAAACTTACGAAAAGACTATGATATCAATCGGAGATGTTTGTCCGTTATTCTTTAAACCGCTGAAATATAAATATTCAAATGCAGGATGTTTCAGACAAGTATTTTCTGTGTCAGACAACATCCTGCTGCAAATCTTTTGTGATAACGGCGAAAAACCTTCAGCTTATTTGAATGATAAGATCGGCAATATTTCCTCCAAGATAACACTGCTCACTTATGATGTAAATGAAAGCATTAAGATGTATTATGCCTCATTATCTCCTTCGGAGGGGATATATACAGTAACTATAGCCGATAAAGAATGTGAGGAGTTCTGCGTGTGTGAGAATATAGGTGATTCTATTCTGATTGAATATTCCCATAAAGATAATAATTCTGCGTTTGATAATATATTCTGGATTGATGAGGTCCGGCAGATGTTCCAGTTCAGAATAATAGGAGGATTCAAGCCGGATGGGGTGGAGTTGAAAGTTGAAAACGAACAGTTTGTGAATCAGAAGCAGGAGATAATAGAAATGTATTCTCTCCCTTATAAAACATTTGATTTTGTTTTCGGGACAAGTTGTGGCGTTCCGTATTATATAGCGGAGTTTATAAATAAGGTACTTTGCCTTTCTCATGTCAGCATAAACGGTAATTTGTTTGTACGGGAAGGGGATTCTGTCCCGGAAAAGATTGATACAATAGGTAAGAAACAGATGTTTATATATAAAGTGACTTTACGCCCTAGACAAAATGATATCGCCGGGATCGGAGGCAAAACTGAGATTACAACTTCATCTTCAGGCATCGCGTTTTTACTAACTAATCCCGAAGAGGACGATGTGTTGAAATATAAGAAGGCGAAAGCTGCTTTTGTTAATGAAAATTACGTGTAATCATGGCTAGAAATCATCCTATAAAGATATTGTGGTACGGTTCGGAAACGGATGATGAAGGAAATCCGATTATACCGAAAATATCCCCGTCATTTGAAAAGCGACTGGAAGGGTTGAATGAGGGGGAGATATACATACATAATGATGATAATAATCCTTCTATTTACATAAGAACCAATAAAGACAGGGTTGTTGCCATATCGGGAGGTGCAAATATAGAGGAACTTTCCAAATACTTTCTTCGTAAAGATAAGGAAGACACTGCCAACGGTCTTATCACTTTCTTAAAGGGTTTACTTATAGGTAAAAACGGTAGTGGAATTACTGTGCTTGAAAACGGTATGTCACAGGCTGTTGTTGATTATCTGTATGTCAAGGTCAAAGCCGTTTTTGACGAGCTTGAAGTAAAGAAGAAGACGTATGTAGGTGGCGAGCAGGTGATTTCCCATGCAGGTATGAAATGCAACCGTGTGGATGAGTTGGATGATGTCTATCGTTGTTATTTCAAAGAAGAGGAAGATGGAATTGAGATAGAGAACCAGTTTACTCCGGGATCTCTTGCCATAGCTCAGGAGTGCAATATCAAGACAGGCGTTTCTCATCATGTCGGCAACCGCTATTATTGGCGGTTGGTCACAGCAGTAGGTGAGAACTATATAGACTTGTCCAAGACCGTATGTGATCCTAATGTCGAGAACGATGTTCCGGTGGCAGGTGATGATATCGTGGGATTAGGCCATAAGACCGATATCACCCGACAGGCGGCGATAATTCTCTCTTCAGTGAACGAAGTTTCTCCGTCCATCATCATGTATCAGGGTATTAATGATTTTACCTTGACCGGGAAAGATGTCATTTCTTTTGATTTTGACAAATCTACCGGCAAAGCCCGGATGAAGGTGTACGGAGATGCATACATTGGTGATAAGGACCGGACCACTTACATGGAATACACTCAGGATAAAGGTGTGGATATCAAGGGTATGTTCCATATCGAGCAGGGTTCCACCGGATGGCGTAACATGGAAGGGCTTCCGGATGAGATACAGGCGGCCGCAGATCTTGCCCAAGAGGCCAAGGATGCGATAGACAATGCGGCTGTCGGAAGTGTCAATCTGTTGCGCAATTCCGGGTTTACAGGAGATTATGAGACAGAGGACCTGTTTGCCGCTACCGAGTTATCGGCGGATACCGAGCTTTTTAGCAAGCAATTGGAATATTGGACGGGTGTGGCTACCGTATCTGCGGACAGTGATGCCGGCTCCGGGTACTCTGCTGCAATCGGTAGTTTGTCCCAGTCCGTATCATTAATCAAAGGGGAAAGTTATGTTATCAGTTATAAAGCAAAGGGTACGTCTGTGTCTGTTTCGTGCGGCTCTTTCAGTGTTTCTCAACCTCTCACATCCTCTTATCAAAGATATACCCATAAGATTACCTTCAATGGCAGTGGTATATTTCTCATCAGTGGTACCGCAACCGTTTGTGACCTTCAGTTAGAAAGAGGGACCATCGCTACTGACTGGAAACCGTCCATTTTGGATAACGACAAGGCAACAGCCGGTTTTCAGTCAATCAATTATATCGCCAGTGCGATCAAAGATGGTTCTGTGGATATTCTTGGTGGTCTGATTCTTGCCAATATGATCCAACTGGGTAATTACAAGAACGGCAAGTTACAGAAGGTCACAGCCGGAGTTAGCGGCATATACAATGATGATGATGATGTGGCATTTTGGGCAGGAGGAAAACTTGAACAGGCGATTCTTACCGTGATGAGGTTCCGTAATGATCCTAATTACCAACCTACGGATGCGGAATGGGCGAACATGGCAAACTTCGTTGCCACTCATGGCGGTGATGTATTCTTGAGAGGATATATCTATGCTTTGGGCGGATATTTCCGGGGAAAAGTTGAAATAGCCAATGGCAAGATACTGTTGAATGAGGATGGTTCCGGGCAGCTTGCCAATGGGAACATCAGATGGGATGCAGATGGAAATCCTGAATTTGTCGGGAAAGTGAAGGTTTCCTCACCGTCAGGTTATGAGATAACCATATTTCCTGAAGATGAATATGGAAGACCGTCAATTGATATTCATGATGATGATGGTAATTCGCTTTTGGACATATCTCTTCAATATGGATTGAACGGTATGGTTCCCCGTATTTTTATGAATGACCCTTCCAATAGTGATGTATTGTATTTCCGCCCGGACAGTATGGTTGTCGAGCAAAAAGGAAATGACGGTTATATATATCAGACCCAGATAATGGGAGGACGCATAATTATGGTTAAAGGTTCTGAGATTGTATGGGATCAAAACCAACTGCCTAAATAAAATGAAGTGATATGGAACTTAATACTATTAACAAAACAGGAACTTGGAGTGAAACGGCAGACCGCCTTAACAACAACTTCAGCAAGACCTCCACTGAAGTGGAGAAGGTCAAGCAGAACGCTATACGCAACAAGGGATTGTTTCCCACTCTTGATTCGCTGAAAGCGGCTGTCCCATCTCCTGTTGTGGGTGACTGGGCAGTTGTGGGGGATACCATACCGGGTCCTCTGTATCAATGTAAGACGAGAGGCGTTTGGAGTGATACAGGCACGACAGGAGGCGGTGGAAGTGTTGATCTTTCCGGTATCCTGACAGCCGAGGAGATAGATGATGTAGCATCAATATTATAGTGTATTATGAGAATTAATTATCAGTCCGATTTTAAAATTATAGAGAAAAACCTGAATGGAGACATATCAACTCCCTTCCGGTTTACTTACTTCAATCCGTTTAAGGGAAAGTTTATAGCCTCTTTTGATGGGCAAGAGTATGTGGGTTGCAGCCGTATGGAAGATGGCAGTCTGCTTGTCGCTTTTGACAACCCCGGCTTCTCCCCTGGTATGCTGAAGGTCAAACGGGAATACTTCATTTCTGATTCTGACTTTAGAGATGGCATCTGCAACCTTGTATCTATTGAAGATACAGGGATTGTGCTGACTACCGGGAAGACGGATGAGAGCACAGCGGAGATCATTCCCTATCCGGATTATGCCGCATACAATGCGGTGCAGAGCGTATCTCTGTCAGATAAGGAGTATGATGATGTGCTGAGTGATTTTAAGATTAATAAATAATTACATAAAATAACAACGGGCCAAGTTCCGGCGGAACTTAGGCTAAAAATAAGATACATTATGGCAAAAATGCATAAACTGACGAAGGGCGGACAAACCATATTCCCGGCTACCATCTATGATGCGGTGGTTAACCCCAAAACGCGTAAGAGTCTGGCTACAGAAATGTCGGGGTTAAATAAAGGAAGTGCCATTTCAACACAATTTGATACAGATTTTTCAAAAACCAGACTTGGAATTCCAAAAGAAAATAGAAGTACAGGAAAGATTTTAAGTTATAGGAATGGAGCAACTGGGGAACTCACTGTTGAAATGTATATAGGAACATCTATGGATGATCAATATTGGAGCGATGATTTATTCTGGTGCCCATTGCTGCCATCGACCAAATTTCCCTTTATCAACGTCACGGCAATAACCGGCAATAATTACAACACGCCCGATGCTGCCAGGAATGCTCTGCCGAATACTTACAATAAAAAAATCGGATTGGTTTTCACTTATAGAGATTTGACAAACAGATATAGGGTATATCTGTACAATTCTGAAACGAGTAATTATATACCGCTTGATTCTTACATGTACGATTCTGTCGTGTATAATTCGAACAAATCTAATACGAGGTTGTCGATAAGCAGTATTAACCGGAGAAAAGGATTTATCTTATCGTATCAAAACGAAGACAGGTTTATAATTGAAATATATAAATCTGATAGTGTAGATAATGCAAATTGGATAAATGACAAGAATTGGATCGAAGTATTAACCATTGACTCTCTTGAAGAGGTTAAAAACGACTTGATGACAATACGACATATGTTGCAGGATGTGTCAATCAACAAGGTATATGACGAACTTTTGCTCACCAATAAGACAATAGACGGAGCCGGAAATATTGTAAATGGGAATGGGATTGTTATAGAAAGAATTGATATACCGGCAGGAGAAGAGTATATCTATACCAATGCATATTCGGTTTATTTTTATAGAGATAATGGCACGCTGCTTGGCACGGTTAATATGGGTGCTTCAACGGGAAAGAATATTTCAAAAAGAGAGATACCATCAGAAGCATCATATTGCAGGGCTTGGAATAATAACGCAAGAGATTTTTATTATCTATCATTCAATGAGAATTTTATTCCGCTTGAATTCGGTATAACACAGCTTCCTGAAACTTATTTAGATAAAAATCTGATAACAAATGATAATCTTATTGATGGTTATAACAATGTAAATGGATCGTTACAGTCAAACGAAGCTTATAATACTACACGATTGATCAGAGTCGTTGACAACATAACATCTGTATTTACCAATGCATTTTCAGTCGCCGTGTATGCAGCAGATGGTACGTGGATTGGGTATAGGGGCAGTCAAACAAGAACCTTTAGGGAGGTGATGACAGGTGAAAAAAATTGGGAATATATAATTTTTAATTTCAACAGTGTGGACTCCCCGTTTGTCTCGTTGAATTATTACCCTTGCAATCCGCAAAATGTGAGAAATGTAAAATTAGATAGAAATGAAATAATCAATATGGCGTATAAGGGGAAGAAATTTTGTTCATTTGGAGATTCGATCGTAGAACTGATCTCGTGGCAGAAGTATGTGTGGAAATATCTTCAATTCTCAACACATTATTGCCGAGGTATCGGAGGCTCCAAGGTTACATCCATTTCCCCAAAAACCAAGAAAGTGGACGAAAATGGCTACTATAATGCCGCTCATCCCGAAGAAGGAACTATCACTATACAGGATAATATGTGTGGTGACGGCCGAATAAATACTATTCCGACCGATACGGATGTATTAGTCATATATGCCTCCGCTAATGATATCACGGCAAATGCCCAAATCGGGGAGCTTGACGATCAGGACGAAAATCATTTAAAATACGCCTATGGGCTAATGTTGAGAAAGATTATCAAAAGATTGCCGGATGCCAAGATATTCGCTTGCATACCACATAATTTTTACAACTCTCATAATAATGCTGATTATCCTTATAAAAATAATATAGGATTAACGATACAAGATTACGGGAGTGTGATAAGAGAAGTATGTGCAATATATTCCGTCCCCGTAATTGATGTAAATGCATTAAGTGGAATATCAACACTTAATATCACAACGTATTTGCAGGATCAAGTACATCCAAATTCCGCAGGGGGGATGAAGATAGCTAACGTTGTTATTGATGCTTTAATTCAATATGTTCTCATGGATCTAACCAATCCTTACATCGAAGATACAAAAATGTAAAATTATGATAATTAAAAAGTTAATCACTAAAATAATGTTCCGTCTGTCTGTTGAAGTGCATCCGGATGCGGAATGGTAAAAGTAGAACAGAATATATGGAACTTAATACAATAAACAAAACAGGAACTTGGAGCGAAACGGCAGACCGCATCAACAGCAACTTTAGCAAGATCTCCATTGAGGTTGAAGAGATAAAGCAGAACGGCGGTGGCGGCAGTGGTGGCGGGGGCGATGTCACTAACGCTGACCATGCCACATCTGCATACACGCTGGATAAGAATACGCCTGTGCTTGACTGGTTCTTATCCGCGCTGAACGATGATGATGCGCAAGGCATAATCAATTTTCTTAAAGGTCTGAAAATATCCGGGAATTTGGTAAGCCGCATTGTGAAGCAGGGTGACAAGGATGTTACCTACACCGATGAAGACGTGATGAGCGCATTGCGTGTAATGATTGAGATAGAGAACAGTGTGGAGAAGATGAAAGAGATATTCTTGCGGAAGGACGTGGCGGATTCCACTAAGTTCCTTCTCAGCATGTTTGCCGGTGCTGTTTTCGGGAAGAATGGTTTTGCAAGCGGCTTGACCGGATTCGGAGCCAAGATATTCGATACAGGGCATGGAGAGTTTGAGAGCATGTTTATCCGCCGGTTTCTTGAAGTTCCCGAATTAAGATACAATCGTGTGATGGTCACGCTAGGAGACAAGTGGCGTGCGCCCGGAGCTGGTATTATAGAAACAGTAGATACAGGAACCAAAACATGTACGCTTAAGCTGGAAGATGGTGAGATTGGTGCTGTCGCAGTAGGTGATATTTGTATGGGTATCTATCATAATATCACTGGAAATGCTACGGAGGATTATGACGATGGAAAGGGCAACAGGCGTTTTGCCGGATTCTGTACGGTCTATTTCACAATCACGGAAGTCACAGGTGAAAGAAACGAAACATTCAAATACCAGTTGCGTCCTACATCTTCATCGTGGTCTTCTTCTTTCGATCCATTTGAAATGATGAATTTTGTAGCATATGGTAACTTCACCGACACGGACCGTCAGACCTCAGTCTACGAAACGAGGACTTACACCCGTATGTTGTGGAAGCAGAATACATGGGAGATCTCCGCTGCCAATGTTGCCCTGCAATATGGAGACCTTTCCAATCTGAATATATTCGGGTTAAACATGGATGGTTACTCCATGTATCTGAATAATATATATATGACAGGTATTATTAAGCAGATAAAGCCGGACGGAACACCTGTACAGACTTTGAATTTCCGTGAGGAAGGCTATATACCTGGCGTACATTACGATTACTACGACAGCTTGTCTTATAAGGGAAGCATGTGGGCGTGTATCAATGAGGATGGTTCGTCTGCTGCACCGGGATCTAACGGCGATTGGCTGGAGATTGCTTCTAAAGGTGATACGGGAACACCGGGAACACCGGGAAAGGACGGTGTGAGCGTGACCAATAGCGGTCCGTGGTATTCCGGCTTGGTTGTTCCCAAAATGAGTATCGTTACAATGGGAGGAAGTTCGTTTCTTTCTAAGGTATCCACTACCAATCCTCCCTTGTGGTGCTGGACGGACAATGCCGGCAATCGGTTTACTTTCAATGATGGCGGATATTGCTTGACGGGTGAGATAAATACCGATGAATATGAACTTTTGGTTCAAAGCGGAAAGGACGGAAGCGATGGTACCAGTTATGAGAGGGTATTTATTCATACTACAACAGAGAGTAAACCTGCTACTCCTTCCACGTCACAGACGGACGATTATGTACCTTCCGGCTGGCATGATGATCCTGTAGGTGTTTCCAGCTCTCTGCCTTATGAGTGGATCAGTGAGAGGGAGAAGAAAAACGGTATATGGAGTGAATTCAGTGCTCCTGCCCTTTGGGCGAAGTATGGATTTGATGGTGCTGACGGTGCTGAGGGCGTAGCAGGAACGAGCATCATTTGGAAAGGTGATTTTTCCTCCGCTCCTTCCAATCCTCAGAACGGGTGGGCATACAAGAATACCACTGATAAGAAATCATATGTATATCAGGATGGACAGTGGTATCAGATGACTATTGACGGAATTGATGGGAAGAACGGGAAAGACGGATTGAGTATTGTATGGAAAGGAGATCTCCAAACACCTCCTTCCAATCCTCAGACCAACTGGGCATACCGGGATACCAATAATGGTCGTGTATATATATGGAACGGAACAGCATGGGCATTGATGGTTGTGGACGGTTCGGACGGTGCTGATGGTGCAGCCGGTTCTGACGGATTGAGCGTGTTTATAACTTATAATGACAGCACTTCCCAACCTTCTGTACCTACCGGGAACGGTACTACTGGAGGATGGCATACAAATGCGACAAGTGCCGCCATATGGATGTCGCAGAAGGTTGCTGCGTCCGCATCTGACGGAGCATGGGGTACACCGATAAAAATCAAAGGTGACAAGGGTGACGGTTACACCCAGATGGGGCAGTTTAGGACTGGTATGGTTGTTCCTAAGATGGGTGTCGTTTCGATGGGTGGCGGCTCTTATGTAGCCAAGGTATCCACTACCAATCCTCCCTTGTGGTGCTGGACGGACAATGCCGGCAATCGGTTTACTTTCAATGATGGCGGATACTGCCTGACGGGTGAGGTGAACACTGCCGAATACGATGTATGGGCAGAGAAAGGTGAGCCGGGCAAAGACGGAACGGATGGTAAGGATGGCGAGGATGGAAAAGACGGGAAGCCCGGCGAACAGGGTATACAAGGAATACAGGGATGTATTATACGGTCTTCCGAGTGGGCGTCCGGCGTGACGTACAGGAATGACGAGGATCTTACAAGTGGCACGAGATATATTGATATCGTGATGGTAAGGAATAATAGCGCGGTAGACGGATGGGATGTGTATAAGTGTATCAAGACGCATACATCCTCATCTTCTATAACCTATACCAATACCACCTATTGGACGGAATTAAGCAATGTTGGTCCTATTTATACCAGCCTGATAATAGCCAAGAATGCCAGTCTTAATTTCGTCCAAGGCAATGAGTTATTGATAAAGGATTCGAATAATAATGTCGTAGCCGGTCTTACAGGAGGAAGCAGCAAGGAAGCCGGCACGACCCCTATAAGGATATGGGCTGGCGGTAAGGTACCGGGTAGTGCGCCGTTCCGTGTGGATCAGAATGGAAATCTTGTCGCAACGAAGGCGAATATCGGGGGTACGGTCACCGCCACTCTTCTCTACTCACCGGGAAGCGATATGGATAGTCTGGCTGATTCGGAAGGCAATATGACCGTGAATCCGTCTACTCAGGGATCTACGTTCTTCTCTGCTGACGGTTTGGGCGGAACCATAACTCTTCCTCCTGCATCATCATGGAACGGATTGAAACTGGAGTTTGTGGTTGATATGACATCAAGGGTGCCCAAGAACCCGGATAAATACAAGGCTACGAACTATTTCTGCGGACTGGCGGGCGCTTATAATAATAAAACAGAAATTCAGATGGCAAGGCCTTATGTTTTGGAGATGAAGGCCTTTAACAACCATTGGTATATAACACGTATGGATTTAATTTAGTAAACGATATGATATTACAAGCAGGTTATGATTGTTATCTGACACAGGTTGGGGATATGCCTCTGTCGGAACGAAGATTTGAGAATCAGGTATTGATAAACAGCCCTGAGGATGTGGCTATGTGGAAAGAAATCACATCAAAGCAGAAGGAGCAGATGATTGCCGAAGCGTCCTTCATCGATACGGAAGCGATAGATGTTGAAGCACTTGATCGTGTGGATACACTATTAAACGATATTGCGGCAAACATTAACAATGCCGGGCTTACTGTAGAGGGAGCATTGGCGAAGAAAGAGTACTTTCCCGTATGGGAGGATCTGATAGGTACAGAGGTTGATGTGCAGTTCCGCTTCCGCTATGGCAACACGCTCTATGAGGTTATACAGAAACATACACCGCAGGAGGACTGGAAGCCGGGAACGGGTACGGAATCCTTATACAAGGTTGTGCAGATAGAGCACTCCGGCACACTGGATGATCCTATACCTTGGGTACATAACATGGTGCTGGAAGAAGGCAAGTATTACACCGATAAGGAAGTCCTTTATCTCTGTATCCGTGACAGCGGAATAGGTATGGCATTCGATTTGGAAAATCTTGTTTCGGGTGGATATGTTCAAGTGGTAATAAATAATTAAAAAAAATACGATTATGGCAGACAAAAAATTAAATCAAGTATCGCAGTTGACGGACTTTGATTATGCGTTGGTTGTAAAAGGGAATGACGTGGCAAAAGTTACAAAACAGCAGCTAGCTACAATACTGAGAGAACTCATCGGGATAGATGATACGTGGTTAAGGTTCAGAGATGTTAGAAGCATAGAATCTCAAGACAAATTAGATTCTATGCAACATAGCGGAATCTACTTACTAACACAACCTTCAGAATTAGAATATGTCCGTAATTGTGTATTAGTTGTAATCGGTAAACCTAATATCTGTTGTATTCAGAAACTATATAATTATAGCGGAAATATCTATAAATATCGAGTGAAATGGTATAGTAATACTTGGGGTAATTGGCAAACCGTATCTTTGACATGATTTTCTTAAAAATCGAGAGCTGGGAGGACTGCTGGAAAATAGATTGGTAAAATATAAGGAAATGAATCTTGGAGCAAATGAGATAATAGATACTGGTGTGAATACAGGATTAATACGTTTTAAAATTAATGCAACATCTGCATCATGTGTGTTTTTTTGCAATTCAGGATCATCTAATATAATGCTAATAACACAGAATATCGATAATTATTTTACAACCAATAAATCTTCTAATAGTGGGAAAATAGCTATTTATAAAGAGTCTGACAACGGTAACATTTTAATAAAGAATCTAACAGCCACTAACTATGGAACTTTTGTGTTTTATTACATATAAGATCTCAGATAACTACTTCTGGGAGGACTGATAGGGATAAATCAAATGTTAGGAGATAAAGGATATCCAACATCATTTGCATCGGCAACTGAGGTTGGATATTATACTATTGACGACAGATTAACTGACAGAGATACCCCTAACGGTCATAGGGCATGGGGAGGATTATTGGTTTTTGGGCGTTTGTTTATAACTCAAATATACATTCCGATGAATGATAATGTTTTTTATATAAGACAAAAATTAGGAGATAATTGGGGAAAATGGGCATTAATTGTCGGTTATTTTTTTATTAAAACTATATTTAAAATCACGTTTTGAATCGTGTTGTTTAGATAAATTAAAGTCATATCATTTCGCAATACCCTAGAAATACCCACGAGAAAAAAATCTTAAAAATATACCAATACTTTTTGTATAACACCCGATGTTTTTTTATCAAAGCTTTGATATATCTTAAAAATATACCAATTATATATTATATTTTTTCGACACATAATAAGCCAAGGAGGCGACAGAATAAATTGCAGCGCAATCATCTGAACCATTATAATCCAATATCCCATCCATAAACTCATTGTATTGCGGGATCTCATCATAGTCTGCACGAAACATCACATTATTTTTGATAAAATCCAGAAAAGCAGATATCCTAGCGTCTGCTCCCATATTTTTATGTATGATTCTGACATCATATCTATCCCTTAAGCCCCGTGCTATAGGGAAATAATTTTTTTCACTTTCAAACAAGATCTCCGCAGGAGATATCCCTTCTAAAAATGACAGAAGAACATTTTCATCAAATGAACTTATATATGTAACATTATCGATATATATTCGCTCATTTACATAACATGAAACCATAATAAACTTTCCGGCATATTCGGGAAGAACATATACAAGTCTTGTTCCCTGAATATTTTTAGATATATCATAATATCTCATATCTTTATTTTCCTGCTTAATTTTACTTCGTTTCCTTTTCAAGGAGAAACGAGTATATTCATCCTTGAATACCCATACGGTAATATATCGCAGACAATCCACCAAGTGACCGTATCTCTCATAAGACTGTCCTGTAATCTTATCCTTTACTCTTTTTTTCAGCACCCCTCCATTAACGTCCTTCTTGGCATTGTTATAATCGACTATCGAGTTTTTACATCCATCATCTACCGAAAATGACATTCCCGAGCCTCCATCGAGCATGTAGTTTACAAATTCACCTGACATCGGTACGGACGGGTTAGAAGCCGGTATCCTCTCCTCAACATGGTAATCGCTTTCCAGCCCTTCCACGAACTTATCAAGAAACGATCTCTTCTCTTCGTCTATAGTGTTCCCGTTTCTTGTCGAAGCATCTCCGTACAGATACAGCATATCATTATACTTTATTGATTTCAGGTAATCTACCGCCATTTTTGAAGCCTGTGTTACCGTGTTGAACGGATCACTGGCGCATATCTCGTTAAACTGCCTTATACTACTTCCATCCACTTGAAAAAATGATATTGAAATATAAGGGAGCACATTGTTATCAATTGATATATGAACCGGCATCCCTTTAATGTAGTGTGTCGTTTTTATGTGTTTGTTTGAATCAAATGCATACAGGAACTCTCCTCCTGTCTTAATGCTTCCCCATTCTCCCAATGCGTATACCCTGTAGTAATTATAATCATGATCCTTGTACCATTGGTAATTAGATATCGTCTGTCTGTCATAGTATCCATACTTCCCGTCCGGAGAACCTACTACCCAGAAGTTGTTCTTATACGAAGAATGCAGCTCTACCGTATCCGATGGATATCTTTCCATTTTTCCCGTACGCTCATTAGCTATCATTCTAGATTTATTATATCTCTTTCCTAATATCCGGCTATAATCCTTAGGTAATAAACTCCTTTTTATCGGATATCTTACTTTCCCGTACAAATCATTCGGATGCTCATCCCACTCGTATGTATCAAGGATCTTGGTTTTTATCCACGAGTCCTCTGATACTGGATTAAAGTTGCATATAATCTGTAGGCCCTCCTTTCCTCGTAGGCGGAAACGTATCTGTGTGAAATCCTCATATTCAAACTCAGTGGCCTCTTCCATCACTATCCAGCGATATCCTGTGATAGACTTTATCTTCTCGGGATCGTCCAATCCTGTAAAATCGATTTTGCAACCATTTATACAGGTTATATTATTTTCCTTTGGAGCGAAAAACTGACTCAATTGAAGAGCTTTCATTTGGGTCTTAAACTCTTCATATACCGTATTCTTAAGACTGGCTCCAACTTTTCTCACAACGAGAGCCGAACCCTCTCCGGAGAATACAGACAACAACACGGATTGTGTCGTAGATACAGATTTCCCTGATGAGGAACCACCTCTGTTTATAATATACCGGATATCCTTGTCATGCATCGCCTCACGGATATGCCAAAACAGGGGATTAAACAATTTATACGAGAACACCATCTCTATCATTGCTCGTCCCCAATTATCATGCGCACATTGGTACTGACATCACTTTTTACTGGAGCATCCCATCCAAGCATCTTGCTTATCTGTGTAATGGCGGCTATTTTGCTATATAGCCGTATCTCTACTCCATATTGAGTATTCTTAATCGATTGGATGCAACATCGGACTGGTTTTGGTATATCATCAAGAGAACGGACAATAAACGTATCTTTACTTTTTAATTGAAGATCTATAGGGTCTACATTTACCACATTTGTAAGAAAACGCAATGCATCTTCCTTCTTCATGTCAGACTTTTTTAAGATATCAGCCTGCAATTCATTTACACGGGATGCGACAGATGGATTTCTCAGCAATTCAAATGCACGCTTACTAACGACCCCATCCTTCCATCCAATACTATTAGGGTAAGCTTTCCGATATGCATCTGTAGCATTACCTGTTTCTATATAATAATGACAGAAATTTTCTCTATTTGCTACGAGTTTTTTTCCCATAAAAGTCTTTTCGTCCGAAGAACGTACCGTGCTCCTTTACACGGAAACATTATAATTCAAAGTTACAAAAAATCTGAATAAAAACAAAACTTGTCATTTAATTCATTTTCTTAAAAGTTCTTTATCATGTAAACCATGCTCACAAGCTGTCTTATAAGCACGATCCCGTAGTTCGTTCAAATTAATATTATTCATAAATTTACTCCCTATTTGTTAATCAATCAGTTTAAATTCATAAACGAAAACATAAGGATTGGATTCCCATGTGCCCTTGCCTGATACTTTATCTATGAGGGCTGCAAAGGCTTCACGGGGAGTATCAAAGTCGGTGCAACCAATAGCTCGCCAATGCTTCAAACCACAGACGCAATATTTTTTTGTTCCATCATATTCATATTGGCGAGTATTCAGTTCAACACCCTCACGCAAGCAATCTTCATCGGAAATGTCCTGTAAACGTTCAACCTTAATATCGGTAATTCGGATATGATGTATCATGAGGTCAGCGCGGACAAGCATCTTATTTTTAAATCCTGCCCCACAATACTTTTTGTTAATTGTTGATGAATCTACAAAGAAGTCATTAGGGCAATTCCCCGCATGAAATATGGTTTCATAGCTTTGCGCAATGGCAACAACTTCACCAACCTTATATCTAGACAAATGAATTTTATCTTTACAATATGTAAATGGAACAATTCGTCTAGTTATTGTCTTACGACCGTCCAACACCGCTTGTGTTAATCCAAATTTATCATTGAAAGATATCTTTTTCATATTTATATCAATTTTAATGCTTCCTGTAAACCTGCTTCAAGTGCTTCCTCGTAGGTATTATAACGGATAATAGGCCTGTCAGACAATCCTATCAAGTCATGGGTAGGTATTGTCAGAATATCGTAAAGCCAATAATCTCCATACATATAGCCTATTTCAATATGGAGGCATTTAGTGTCACGCAACCATTTCTGGGCAACGGATTGCGGAATAAATTCTATATCTGTAAACATCCCTTTCTCTTTCAGCAGCTTCGCTGTTTCTAATGTTACAAATTCTTCGGTCATGATTGTTCCTCCGATAAATTAATCACTCCATATAAATGTTATCAACCAAATAAGTACAGAGATGCCAATCGCACCCAATGTAAGAGCACCAAATCTTGTTACAATCTTTTCCAGTTTCTTATTCCTCATAGATTCTTCATCCCAATTGTATGTTATAGTCAATCCCATTTGAATGAATAGCATTATAAGAACTACTGAAAATAAGATTTTTGTCAAATCATCCATAGTTATTCCTCCTTCCCAACTTTAACATATCCGTTTTCAATACACCAGCACAACATATCGTAGGCTGCATCTAATAGGTTTTCTGCCAATTTAAAAACAAATGGTTCACATATGCCTATTTGATAACTTATACACCAAGGTCCAGCAAAAGTAGGTTCAATGTGCAGCTTATATTTTGTACCAAAGTCATTTATGTATCGCGGTAGCTTATCGAGAATGTCCTGCAAGGTGTAGATATGGTATAATCCAAGTTCTTGTAAATGTTTCGTCTGATCAAATGACAATACCTGTTTCATTTCTTTTCCTCCTCTGTTTTAATCTCTGTTACTTTACCACGACAGACAAAACACTGACCTATTCCCAAATCTAGTATGGAACAATAGGTATCATCTAAAATATTACAACATTCCCGGTATAAGGAACACTCATTACAAAATCCTTCTGATGATTCATACAGTACCCCGTCAATTATTATTCCGTTATTTATTTCCATACCATTCATTCATTAAGAGTTACACCCAAACATAATACTTTGTCAGACACACCTACATCATCAAATTCAAGCTCTGAATAACTTGTTTCGTATGGATAAGGATATATCCTGCCGTACTTTTTATGCAACTCGATTATTTCTTCATCCGTCAATTTGCGTCTGACACGCATCTCGATTTCGTAATCATCGGAAAGATTCTCAATTATTTTTCTAAGTTGTCCTACGTTCTTTATTTCCATATCTCAATCTCCTTTCTCTTTAATCCGTTCAAGTACATCCTTGTTGGCTTCGAGTATATCATCAAAAGAAGGGATAGGCATCCACATGTCACACTCGTAGTCGTTCCAATCCTCAAATTCAAATCCTCCGTCTGTCGCAACGTATGGCGATCTCCCAGGTGAAACAACGATATAGCCACTAACAATCGCTCCATTTGATACCATTCTGCAAAGGACAAGCTTATTTGGCTCAGGCAACCGTTCCTTAACACTTATCCAAGGAGATTGCTTGGATTGCCACTCGGCACCTTGAACGAAATTAATCTCTCCAAACTTTGCCAAATCTTTACCAAACAAAGTTCTATCAACTGTCCTATGATTAAATAGGATATTTTCCTTCGCCACTTCTTCTACTGTCTGTTTCATATCAATCTAATTTTTAATTAACTCACACTAATTCAATTATAGCCTTCTTTAAATTAACAAATAAAGGTATTGCTGACATGCCCCCATTATAATCCAACTGTCTTAAAAAGGGGACAACCTCTCCGTTATCATCAATCTCATAATCTGCAATATAGGCTAACTTCTTCGCTTCGGGAACCAATATCCTTTCATTGTTCCAAAAAGTATATCTTTCATGAGCCGGGACCGTTATACAGACCTTGCTTCCAACAGGGAATTCTTGGTTGGATTCAATGTATTCCTTTTCCAACTGTTCCTTTTCGCCATTCAATTCTTTTAACTTTAAATCGATGGCATCTCTTTTGCTCAAAAATTCTTCCTTATTCATATTTGTTCCGTTATGATTCTGATAAATATTTTATTAAACTATCCTTGTCCCTAAAAATCCTTTTATCCCATTTGGGATAATTGTTTCTCGGAACACTTAAGCCGTCAGACAGTTTGTATACCATTAAAAAACTGCGATCTGTATAGGATATTTCAATAGTTATTTTGCTGACGGTGGTATGACATATATTGTCTCCACTTAAATAGCATACACTATCTCCTACGTTAAATTCTGTATCTATATTCATTTTTATTCGGTTATTCGTTAATTGGCAATTTCATAAAGCACATCCACATAGTTTTGCCATGCCTTCCGGTGGTGTGACCGAACAACGGCTGCCGTCCGATGGCTTTCAATACTTCTTTAACCGTTATCTGGTCTTCATTCCATTTGAAAATGAGAACACCGTAATTTTCAAGTACTCGAAAGCATTCATCAATTCCTTTTTTTATCACCCTTGGCCAATCTTCAGGAAGTTTACCATACTTCTTGGCTAACCAACTATTTTTACCAACCTTTAGCAAATGGGGTGGATCAAACACTACCAGTTTAAAGGATTTATCCAAAAACGGCATATCGGTAAAGTCCGATACGATGTCTGGGTGGACTTTCAGATTTCGCCCATCACAAAGAATGTATTCTTCGTCCCTAATGTCAGCAAACAAAGCCAAAGGGTTTTCTTTGTCAAACCAAAACATCCTACTGCCACAACAGGCATCTAATATTATTTTTGTTTCACTCATTTCTAATTTTTTTGAGAGTTATTCTTCTTTCAGTATGCTATCAATCAAGCCGTCTATTTCCTGATCTGATAGAAATTGCTTACCTGCGTCCTTTTGCTTCTGAAGTTCAACTTTAAGCCTATTCTCTATTCTTTTCAACGCTGTACAAGTGTTCTTATCAGGATAATACCAGTCGATAGAACTAAAAATAATTACTTTAATGTGATCTAATTCTAGGCTATCTGGGCAATGCTCATTGAGAAAGTATAAATCTTCTTTGATTAGTTTCTCATACGCCTCCTTGCTTATTTTTATGTTCATATCTATCTCGTTTTGAGCTTTTCAGACTACATCATTAATACTAATTTCTCCTTTCAATACTCGTTCTACCTGTCTGTCGATTATCTCTTGAAACTCTATCTGGCAGATAAGCGAGCAATCCGGTATAATCTCTTCTACTGGGTCGCCCCGCCACGTTGGTAGTTCATCAAGGAAGATACGACCGTCTTTATCCTTTAGGCAGGTAGCTCCAACATCACGCTCAATCTGCGCCATCCGGTCAAACACTTTCGGGAAATCCTTCCGTATCTTGTTCCAGTATCCCATTCCCCCTTTCACGCAACCGATGCAGTTGTTGTTATTGTAGCCCATCTTGTACATAGCTGGGATTTCAATGCCGGCTTTCCAAAGCATTCCCATCGCATCCGGCTTCGTAATCTGCTTTTCAATTAGCGGAAACAGTGGCTTTGTGTTTGGGTACTGCTGTTTTAATCGGATGGCTCGGTTTATCTCTTTAGGGTCGTAATCAAAGCCCCAAACTTGACCCTCCCAAGAACCAAGTTCCTTTTCCAACTTGTAACGGACTTTCTTTTTCAGCTCAAGAGTACAAGCAGCACCATGCGCACCATTGATAAAACCTTTCCGTAGGACATCAGCAACACATGTGTATTTGTCGCTTCGGATAGTGTGGATTGGCTGACCGTACCAATCTTCACAATCAGCAAGGAACCGGATGTTATCGGGATGTCCGGAGCCAGTATCTATGTAGTAAAGCTGTACATCTTTGTACAGACTCAACGCTATCTTACAAGCTACTGCGGAGGTTACACCGCAACTAAACCAAGCTATTATCATTTTATTCCTTTCTGTTCCTGTTATGAGTCTTCAGACTACGTTAATATTCAATTTGTCTTTTATGAAGGATAGGATGTGTGCAATCACATCGACCGTCCACCCGTTGCCTAACATTCGGTACTGCTGTGTGTCGCTGCATTCCCATTTATACCAATCGGGGATCGTTTGCAATCGGGCACATTCGGTTGGGGTAAAACGTCTAATTTCTCGGACACATAGTTGTGAACTTCCGTCATTACTATCAGTACGTGGTTCAAGCTGTTGGATATTCTTTTTCCGCTCAGAAACCTCACCGGCTTCATACTTTTTCCGTATCTGTTTTCCATATTCGGCCCTTCTTGGTGTAAGACAGGCTGATTCACGCCCTCGCATGGCAACACATATCAGATCCATATCAGAATGGTTGCCACCCGAATGTGCACCGGCGGTAAAACAGGAAGCCTTGTTTTGGTCCTTCTTAATTTTTCCGTCCCTTGAAATCTTCACATAATTGTCAGCATCCCCCATTTTATGAACACGTTGATTGATTGTCCTACATTTCACTTCATATGGAAATTCAAATGGTTCAAACTTACAGGGGGAGAAAGTTTCCGTTTCCTTTCTTGAGGCAAGACAGGAGACCATTTTATCACTTAGAAAAAACTTATCGTCCACTTCATCTTCAAGTATATCTTTCAACAAGATTCCTTTATCCACAGGCTGCGGTATGTCCGAATGCAGCTCACCAAACAGTCCATCTCTCCTTGTCTGGATATTCGTCCAATATATACGCCTCCTATTCTGCGCTGATACCAAGGCGGAGTTGATGTGCACACCATATACACCGATAGCCTCACTTAATACCCTTTCCCATTTCTTTCCCATTTCTACGTTTTCAAGAAGAAATAAGACGTTAGGATTGTATTTCCGTATATCGGTTAGGATACGCATATACTCCCAAAACAGATAAGACTCTCCTTCGAACTGAAAGCCTTCCTCTTTTAATTCCAAATAGCGATTCAGAGTGTATATCTCTTCCTTGTCGATAGTGGACATCCCAACACGTTTGCCGGCAAAAGAGAATGACTGACAAGGACTGCCACCTATCAACAAGTCAATTGGTTCCAACTGAGATACATCTACCTGGGTGACATCTCCGAGCTGAATTGTGTTCGGGAAGTTCAGCTGTGTCTGCTTGATGGCGTGCTTGTCTACTTCGGATGCGTAGTACACTTCCGAGATAATTCCAAGCTGCTTTAAGGCTATTTGTCCACAACTCATGCCATCGAATAAACTAAGTACTTTCATTCCTTCTTATATCGTTTTGAATTATTGTTTAAATTCCGGTAAAACACCGAGATATAAGTACCGATTATCAACGGTTCTGTGTGCTGTAATGTAGAATAATACATCGCCTTCATTTTTAATGGCGTCGCATCCTTGTATAAAGTCTCTTGAGTAATATGCAGGAGGTATGATTTCCCCTATATAGTTATATAACCTTTCGTCAATATAATCACCTGGCGATAAAAAGTCATCCAAGTCTTTATCCTGTTTTACCCATTGTTTAAAAGTCTTTTTCATTTCTGTTCAGTTTTGAACCATTTTCCTGATGTCAGGTAAATGGTAATTATTATCAATTAAATTCTAATTGCTCTATCAGTCAACTGTTAATCAACTTCCACTAACTCACCGTTTTCCAGTCTATACCATGTATCAGCCTTGACAACCTCACCATCAACTACTACAGCCTTCCAATCGACAATATCATACGTATCTTCCCCTTCTTCAGCTATGACCAAAATTGCACCTATTCCGCCTTTTACCTGAACATTGTTACCTCTTGCCACTGACAAACCATTTGATCCGACTGAAGCCTTTCCTCTTGCCGTGGCAGCACCACTATCACCAGCCGTGGCAGCACCACCATCACCAGCCGTGGCAGCACCACCATCACCAGCCGTGGCAGCACCTCTATCACCAGCCGTGGCAGCACCACCATCACCAGCCGTGGCAGCACC